GTATCACCAGTTGGAAACTCTGGTATACCTCGTCCAGCCAAGTCAGGCTTCGATACTCGCAAAGTAACATTGATAACCAAGACTATTGAAAATCGTAAGATTGCTGGTCAGGCTATGATTATCCTGAATACGCTCGAAGTTCTTGGTGGCTCTGCTACTCAAAAAGATGTAGTTGATAACCTTATCGCTAATGGTCTTGCGACTGTCCAAACTCCAAAGCGTATCTATGATTTCTATCGTAAGATGCTCGTCGAGGCTGAGTATATCAAGCTTGACTAACCTCTCTTTGAAACCAGCTTCGGCTGGTTTCTTTTTGCTCTTACGCTTGCTTGACTGACTGACTGCCTTCATCATAGCATTTCATCATAGCCCTGTTCATCATCATCATAATCTTGGCTCACATACATAGAGTATGTATGTATGACTGTATGACTGGTATGGATTGTCTGACTGACTGACTCTAGACCAGGAAATAGCGAAAATAGATAGTTAACAAGTTAATTAAATAATTTAACTTTTTTTAATTATTTTCGTTTTTTTACTTTACTATAGTAAAAAAATGCTTAATATAATTAGTAAGGGGGCTAGGTGGTCTAGCCCCTATAACTAGAAAGAAAGAAAGAGGTCATTATGACTAATACTAAATCAAAGGTAGCCGTACCTACTAATAACGGTAAAGCAGATACCCCTACTACTAACCCTAATACGGTTAACCGTATGGGTATTCCCGCCCCTAGTAAGGGTAGCTCAGCTAATATAAAAGTTAGCTTAGCCCCTAACGTACTAGAGGTATTAACTACTAACCCTTTACCGCCTCAAGCTCATTGTCTTTTATTAGCCCTAGATAATCTAGGCGGTACGGCTACTAAATTAGATATACTAAAAGAGCTAGATAATACCCCTTTTAGTAGTACTCAATCTAAAGACCGTATATGGGCTTTCTACCGTCAAAGGTTAATGGGTGAGGGTAAAGCCTACCAAGGGGCTAACCCCTACCTAGTTAAGGCTTAAACGCCTAGCTACCTAGCCCCTAGCTAAAAAGCTGGGGGCTTTTTTTATGCTAAAATATTCATGTACTAGTACACTAGTACGCATTAGTTAACAAGTTAACTATCCCGCCCTACGGGCTTCACTCGCCCTATCGGGCGTAAGACTGACTGACTGCTAAAAGTTTTTATGACCCCCTATTCTAAACCGACTAGACGAGACCCCCACCACCGATATAGCAGAAACGACCACCTTTTTTTAGCACTAAAGTGCAGCTGTCTCGAATAATATCACTCATTTTTTAGGATTGACAATTTTTTAACCCCCACCCCTTACTATAGTAAAAAAGAGTCAGGAACCTTCTTACCCCTTTTAATTTTTTTAAAAATAGTATATATGTGAAATAACCATGGAGGGTGACGCATGAATATTGGTGGATTAGCATCTATCCCAAGTAATTCTGTTCCAAGAAACACGGAGATAAATGGACAGCCCCATATGCTTGCGTATATAAATCCTCAAGAAGCTCAGTTATTAAAAGACCGTGGTGGATCAGGCAGTCCAACTATTGCAGGAATCCCAGCTTTTTTTACAGATGATTCTGAAACAATGGGAAGTTTTGGTGGAGGTGCTGATTATTCAGCTTTCGATGGTTCTAACGATTCTAATAATTCAAGTAACGATATTTTAAGTGCTGGTGCAGCAGAGGCATTACAACAACAAGGTGGTCGTCAAAATTATAAAACCGATATAAGTATGATCGGTGGTGGTGGAGCTGACTACGGTGTAACAGGTCAAAATTTATACGATGCATCGAGAGGTGCAACTTCGACTAATCCTTTTCCTGAAAGTTTCATGTCGCAATTAGGCAGGAAGTTTGGTTTTGATGTTCGTTATGATAATTTAATGAACCAAGGCGATTTAAATTCGGTAAACAATTTAAGGTATAGACAAAATTTAGATCCTGGAAAATTCAAACCTGGAGATTTTTATATTGGACAGCCAACAACTTTAGGGGAGGTAAAAGAACTTCCTTCGACTGGAGTATTTTCTAATCTGATGACCAGTCTTCCTGGTCCCCTGATGGCGATAAAAGGTATGTTAACAAATCCAGATGGGCTTCCTGTTGGTGATCCTAGATTTATCGAAGCAGAGCAAAAAGCAAAAGAACAAGATAAAGATCCAAATATATTTTCTCAAATAGTAAATTCGATTACAGGCGAATCGAAAGATAAGATTGCTGCAGCAGCGATGCCGCAAACTGTCGGCAACCCTGATACAAGAACTTTTGATATGCTTGGTAATACGACAACAAATTTTTATAATAATCCATTAACCCCTGCGTCAAGTCTTAATCAAGATATAGAAATGCAAAGACAGTCAAGGGAAGCGGGGATTGGTTCGTTACCACAAAATAGGACATTAGCGGAAGCTAATACAAATAATTTATCTTTTAATCCGACGCAAAACTCAAATTTTATAGAGCAATTATTTTCTCCTCAAGGGTATAATATAGGCTCGAAAGATTTTCCTGTAAATTTAAATACAAGGTTTAATCCGTTTAAAGAAGAAATAGGAGCAAGGGTTGAATTTCCTTTTAGCACAGGGTAATAACTATGGATCTTAATTCAATAGAAGATGTTCAATCCTTTATTGGCAGTGTAGATTTAACTACGTTAAAACGAGACGAGTTATTAGAATTAAATTTAATTACCGACGAATTACAACGACGTGAAAAACAAGAAGCGTGCCGTTCAGACTTTCTAAGTTTTGTTAGGACTATGTGGCCATCGTTCATTGAGGGTGCACACCATCGAGTTATGTGTGAACAATTTAACAAAATAGCCAGAGGTGAATTAAGACGAGTTATAATAAACATGGCTCCTCGACATTCGAAATCAGAAATGTCTAGTTATATGTTACCGTCATGGTTATTAGGTATTAAGCCCGATTTAAAAATAATACAAGCAACACACACTGGAGAACTAGCCGTAAGGTTTGGTAGAAAAGTTAGGGATTTAGTTGATACTAGAGAGTATAAAGAAATATTTCCAAATGTATCTTTACGAGCAGATTCTAAAGCGGCAGGAAGATGGGAGACAACCGAGAGTGGAGAGTACTTCGCTTCTGGTGTTGGAGGTGCTATTACTGGTCGTGGTGCTGATATTTTAATAATTGACGACCCCCACTCGGAACAAGACGCATTAAGTGAAACGGCTATGGACATGGCTTACGAATGGTATACTTCTGGTCCAAGACAAAGACTTCAACCTGGAGGAACAATCATTTTAGTGATGACTAGGTGGTCAAAAAAGGATTTAACTGGTCAATTATTGAAAGCACAGATGGCAGATGTCAAATCTGATAAATGGGAATTAATAGAATTCCCTGCAATAATGCCTTCTGGTAAGCCAGTTTGGCCAGAGTTTTGGAAATTAGAAGAATTAGAGGGAATTAGAGCGTCTTTACCTCATGGAAAATGGGCTGCACAGTGGATGCAAGAGCCTACAGGTGGAGAAGGTGCAATAATTAAGAAAGAATGGATACAAATTTGGGAAAAAAGTGAGCCACCTATTGCTGATTATATAATTCAAAGTTATGATACTGCTTTTTTGAAGTCAGAACGTGCAGATTATAGTGCGATTACGACTTGGGGTGTGTTTTATAAGGATGAGGGGGGTGAACCTAACATAATTTTGCTCGATTCTATTAAAGATCGGTACGATTTTCCTGAATTAAAGGAAGTTGCGTACGAAAACTATATACATTGGGATCCAGATGTGGTTATAATAGAAGCCAAAGCGTCAGGATTACCATTAACGCAAGAATTACGCAAAATGGGCATACCTGTGCAAAATTATTCGCCAAACAGGGGGCAAGATAAAATTGTTAGGGCTAATGCTGTGGCACCCTTATTCGAATCTGGAATGGTGTGGGTGCCAGAAACGAGATGGGCAGAAGAATTGGTCGATGAGCTTACGGAATTCCCTAATGGTGAGCATGATGATTTGGTTGATTCCACTACTCAGGCTTTGTTACGATTTAGGCAGGGCGGTTTTTTAAAACATCCAGCCGATTATGAAGATGAACCTCTAGGTTACGAAGCAAAAAGTTTTGTTTATTATTAAGGATTTATTATGGCAGTTGAAAAAGTAGTTCCAATCTTAGAAGAAGAAACTGTAGAAATAGAAGTGACTCCTGTTGACGAGGAAGTAACTTTTGACCCATCAAACACCGTTCTACTAGACGATGGTAGTGCTGTTGTTAATTATGAGGAGGAAGAAAATGAATCTGAAGACGATTTTAGTGCAAACTTGGCAGAAAATATGGAAGATAGTCAGCTTGGAGAACTTACGAATGAACTGCTCGCTGCTTACAAAGACGACCTCGAGTCAAGGGCAGAGTGGCTTGAAAGCTACATCGAAGGACTCGATCTCCTCGGAACAAATACTGACGAAAGAAGCGAACCGTTCAGGGGGGCGTCAGGTGTCTACCACCCCCTCCTCGCAGAAAGTGCGACGCAGTTCCAAAGTCAAGCGTACAAAGAACTCCTCCCCCCGAGTGGTCCAGTCCAAACGAGGCTCATCGGTGAAGCGAGTAAAGAAGTCGAAGCCCAAGCTCAAAGGGTAAAAGATTATATGAACTTTATGGTTCTTGATGTAATGGAAGAATTTGACCCTGAATTAGATCAGATGTTATATTATCTTCCGTTATCAGGATCTACTTTTAAAAAGACATATTTTGATGAAACATTAAATAGACCTGTAAGTAAGTTTGTACCTGCAGATGATTTAGTTGTAGCGTATACCGAAAGCAATTTACAAACTTGTGGTCGTTTTACTCATGTAATAAATATGAGTTATAACGATTTAAGAAAACTTCAAGTGTCAGGTTTTTATAAAGATATAGAAATAATTGAAGACGAACAAGCTGATGAGAATGAATCTAAAACAAAGATTCAAGATATGACAGGATTTAAGCGGTCTTCTCAAACAAGCGATATGGTAACTATTTTAGAAATGCATGTCGACTTAGATTTAGAAGGTTACGAAGATGAAGATAAAGACGGAGAAGCCACAGGAATAGCTGTTCCATATATTGTTACGATACACGAAGAAACAATGGATATATTAGCTATACGAAGAAACTATAAAGAGGATGATCCTAAGAAACAAAAGATTAGGTATTTTACTCACTATAAGTTTACTCCTGGACTAGGCTTTTATGGTTTCGGATTAATACATATGATTGGAGGATTGACTAAGTCAGCAACTTCTATCCTTAGACAGCTAATCGACGCAGGAACATTAGCTAATTTACCAGCAGGTTTTAAATCTCGTGGGCTAAGAGTAAGAGATGATGATCAACCTCTCCAACCAGGAGAATTCCGAGACGTAGATGCTCCAGGATCATCGATTCGTGAAGCGATTATGCCCCTCCCCTACAAAGAGCCATCAGCTACTCTCCTCCAGATGCTTGGTGTGTTAATTGAAAGTGGTAGACGCTTTGCATCCGTCTCGGATCTTAATGTTGGGGATTCTAATCAAGCAGCACCAGTTGGAACAACCGTTGCTTTACTAGAACAGGGTACAAAGATACTTTCTGCAATACATAAAAGGTTACATTTTGCTCAAAGACAAGAGTTACGAATATTAGCAGAAGTTATAAAAAATTCTACTCCTTCGGAATACCCATACCAATCTGCTGGAGCAGAAGCAACAATAAAAGCATCTGATTTTGATGACAGAGTTGATGTTGTTCCAGTAAGCGACCCAGCTATGTTTAGTATGAGTCAAAGAATAACTATGGCACAAACACAACTTCAATTAGCACAGGCAGCACCACAAATTCATGACTTATATGAATCGTATCGTAGGATGTATTCGGCACTTGGGGTTCAGAATATTGATAAGCTACTACCACCTAAAGCTGAACAAGTACCCAAAGACCCTGCAAGTGAAAATATGGACGCACTTATGGCTAAACCAGTTAAAGCGTTTCAAGGACAAAACCACGATGCTCATGTAGCAACTCATAGTGCGTTTTTACAAGACCCTAATATGCAAAAGAACCAAATGGCGATGCAAGGCTTAATGGCACATATGCAAGAACATTTAGCTTTGAAATACAAAGAGCAGATTGAACAAGCTATTGGTCAACCCCTTCCTGCTGCTGGTCAAGTATTACCCCCAGAACAAGAAGCAATGTTGGCTCAGGCAACTGCTCAAGCAACTCAGGAGATTAGTCAGATGGCACAGCAAATCGCAGGAACAGGACAGTTTGATCCTATCGTAAAATTAAAAGAACAAGAGATTCAAGTAGAACAATCCGAAGTACAGCGAAAAGCAGCAGCAGACCAAGCAAAACAACAACTTGCTTTAGCAAAAATGCAACAAGACGCAACTTTAAAAGAAAAAGAGCTACAATCAGAAGAAGATATTGCAGCATTACGAGCAAATGTAACTTTAGCAACCTCGAAAGGATAAGATATGCCAAGTCGTATGAAACAAATTATGGATGAGTTAAAAGACGAAACCGATCCAGATAAAATTCAAATATTAGAACTAGACCTACAAACTCTTTTAGGTACTAAGCCAAAAGGCAAAGGTGTAAAAAGTAAAGCTGGAGGCGGTTCTATGGCTGGAAATACTCAAGGCGATATGGACTTTGCAGGGGTTACAGGAGATGAAGTCTTAGCAACGAATATGTCAAGAGGTGGTCGTAAGGCTATAAAAGGATTAAAATTTAAAGGTATATTTTAGGGAGTTAGATAATGTCATTCAATCCTAACAGCCCAGCAAATCGGGCAAAATTTTTAAGAGATAATCCAGATAAGACAGATAAGGATTATGATCGAATATTTGGTATAAAGAAAGAGCAACCCTCTTTTAAAAAAACTGATGCGAATAGAAAAAAATTTTTAAAAGACAATCCAAATATGACAAATAAAGATTTTGACAATATGTTTAAGGTAAAAAGTAAATCTCTTGGTGGTTACATGGGTAAGGTGATGACAGGACGTGGCGGTTCATTTAAAGGTTCATCTTAATGGATATAGTTACTTATTTACAAAAAGTAATTCAAGAACGACGAGCAGAGATTAGCGAAACGCTAATGTCGAGTGGTGTTGGTGATATGAGCCAATATCAACATTTCATGGGGCAAGTATCTGCTCTTGCATTTATGGAACAAACATTAAGTAAAATAAAAACAAATATGGAGACGCTAGACGATGACTAAAACACTATTCGTACCTGATCATATAGCTCAGGAACGCTCGACTGCAGCAAAAAAAGCTACAGTATCGTCAAACTTGAACACTCTTGATCCCTCTAAGTTTGGATTACCGAAAGAGGATGATAGTTTATCTGCTTTGGAAAAGTTACCAAAGCCTACTGGATGGAGAATTTTAATTCTTCCTTATATAATGCCTAGTGAAACTAAGAACGGCATAATTCTTTCAGATGAGACAGTTGAGCGTAACAGAATCGCAACTAATGTTGGCTATGTAGTCAGTGTTGGTCCAGACGCATATAAAGATAAAGATAAATTTCCTGATGGTCCTTGGTGTAAAAAAGGTGATTGGGTGATGTTTGGTCGATATGCTGGTTCTAAATTTAAAATTGTTGATGCTGAACCTCGTTTATTAAACGATGACGAGATTTTAGCAACGATAGGACACCCATCTGATATATTACATGTTTTATAAGGAGACTTAAATGGATAATACTCAATTAAAAGAAGAAGAAAACACAGAACAACTTGAACTCAATATAGAAATTGAAGAGGATGAAGTTGAAACGGATTCTGAGGTAGAGGTAAAAAAAGAAAATTCTTCTACCAAAAATGATGATGAGCTTGGCTCGTATACCGACGATGTCAAAAAAAGAATTAATACTTTAACTTGGAAGATGAGAGAAGCTGAGCGTAGAGAAAAAGCAGCCCTTGATTATGCTAAAAAAGTTAAAGAAGAAAATGAAAATCTTTCTATTAAGTACGATAAAACTAATGAAGACCTCCAAGAACAATATGGAGGGAAAATAACCAGTCAATTATCAGAAGCAAAACGAGCATATAAACTAGCTTATGAGGAGGGCGATGCCGATCAAATGGCAGAAGCTCAATCTGTAATAGCAAAATTAAGCGTAGAAGAAGAAAATGTTAAAAAAGAAAAAGATAGACTAGCTACAAAGAAGGAAGAAGTAAAAACTGTTGAAGAACAACCACTTGAGCAAAATAAACCTGCTCAAGAACCAGACCCTAAAGCCGTAGAATGGGCGAGTAAAAACGAATGGTTTGGAAAAAACGACGCAATGACCTTTACAGTTTACTCAATTCACCGTAAGCTGACGGAAGAAGAAGGTTTTGATCCTACGTCTGATGACTATTACGCAGAAGTAGATAAAAGAATGAGAGAGGAATTTCCTCATAAATTTGAGGATAACAAAACAGGAACAACTCGTAAAAACGTCCAAACGGTTGCACCTGCAAATAGAAATGTAAAAAATGGACGCAATACTATTCGCTTGACCAAAAGTCAAGTGGCTATCGCTAAAAAACTTGGAGTACCACTCGAAGAATACGCAAAACATGTGAAGGAGCCAACTTAATGTCACAAACTATTACGAATAGAACCTCACGTGCTGCTGAAACTCGTTCAACGCAAGAACGCAAGAGACCTTGGAAACCAGCATCATCTTTAGAAACACCTCAAGCCCCTGAAGGCTATAAATTCAGATGGATAAGA